TGAGTGTGAATTGAAAGGCAGGAAAGCAGAACTGATAGAACATGCTAACTAATGGAAGCCAACCGAATAAAACGGCGATAAACAGGGATACCAATGGGAAGTTCCTACCTGGTAACTGTGCCAACCCGAATGGACGCCCCAAGAAAGAACTCAGCCTGCTTTCTGTGCTCAAAGAGGAACTAACCAAGATAGCCCCGCTCAAGGGCAACAAAGACAAGACATGGATTCAGCTTATCGTCATGGCATGGATGGTGGGAGCCGCGAAGGGCAACCCCATATTGATTAGGGAGATACTTGACCGGGTAGACGGCAAGGTTGCCCAGCCCATCGGATTATCAGGCAAAGATGGTGGGGATATTAAGATTAGCTATGAAATCATTAACGGAAATACACCTAAAGCGAACCCAGATATTTCAACGCAACCTCAACTGCCAAGCGAAGACAGTAGTAAACATCGGCGGGGCGCGCAGCTCTAAGTCCTACTCGATTGCTGAACTGTTTGCACACCGGATGATGTTTGAGCACCATAAGGTGTTTGGCATTACCCGCAAGACCTTCCCGGCGCTGAGGATGACCGCCTACCCGCTGTTTATTCAGGAGTTGACAGCGTTGGGCGGGTACAACGAGGCCAACCATACCAAGAGCAGCCCGCACAACTACAGGTACGGCGATAACACAGTATGGTTCTTCTCACTTGACGAGATAAGCAAACTCAAGAGCACAGAGTTTAATTATCTCTGGCTTGAGGAAGCAGACGAATTCACATACGACGACTATATGATTCTCAAGCTCAGGTTGTCGGGGCCATGTAGCGAAGGGGAACGGAACCAGATATTCCTCTCGCTTAACCCCACAGATGGTAACTGCTGGATTGCGCAGAAGCTAGTCAATGAGAAAGATGTGGAGGTTATTCACTCGACCTACCATGATAACGCCTTCCTTTCTGAGGACTACAAAGCGCAACTTGAAGACCTTATCAACCAGGATGAGAATTACTACCGGATATACGTCCTCGGCGAGTGGGGCAAACTTGAAAACCTGATATACCGCAACTGGCGCATAGTGCCCGATATGCCGGGTGAATGGCAGAGGCGGGTATATGGACTAGACTTCGGCTACGAAAACCCCACAGTGCTCATTAAGGTGGCTGTGGTGGCAAAGGAGTTGTATGTCGAGGAAACCATATACCAGACCCACATGACAAACAGTGACTTGATAAACCAGCTCAAAGGATTGCCGAGGTTGGACATATACGCTGACTCCGCCGAGCCGCAGAGGATTGAAGAGATTCACAGGGCGGGATTCAACATCTACCCGGCAAACAAGGATGTGAAATACGGGATAGATGCGGTCAATACTTTCCGCATGAATATCACAGAGGCCAGTGTCAACACGATTAAGGAAGTCCGGGGCTATCAACGCAAGAAAGACAAGAATGGGCGGACACTTGACGAACCTGTTAAGTTCAACGATCACGCGATGGATGCGACCAGGTACGCCGTAGCGAGTATTGTACTGCCTGAACTTCAACCCAGAGAAGCAATTAGAGTTTATGATTCTATGAAATTGTTACGAGGGATAAACTTATGACGATAATGAGCGAACTGCGCAGGGCTTTCCGGGAATCTACCAGCGAGGTTGAGGCTCAAGAAGGGGATATAGCCACATCTAAGACATTGGGACATAAAGGACATGGCCGCTATCAATATCATCATTGTGAAATATGCGGCAAGGGAAGATGGGTTTTAAAAACACATGGCGGCCTCCGTAGTCTAAGGTGTACACATTGTGGTCATATAGGGCGCAAAATGCCAGAGGCAGTACGAATTAAAATTAGCCAAACTATTCTAAGCAAAGGACGTAGCGGCAAACAGAATGGCCGTTGGAATGGTGGTAGATATATAGCAAAAGACGGCTATGTCATGGTTCGCGTTTTGACTGATGACTTTTTCCGCCCTATGGCCAAACGTGGCTATGTTGGCGAACACCGCCTTGTGGTGGCGAAGCATCTAGGCCGTTGTCTCCACACTTGGGAAGTCGTGCATCACAAAAATGGGGTTCGCGCAGATAATCGCATTGAAAATTTAGTCCTGACCACCGCCTCAGATCATCGGCTAGAACACACACGAGGTTACAAAGATGGTTACAAGAAGGGGTTGATTGATGGCAGGGATAGACAAATACTCGAACTCAAATCTTCGGTAGAAGCCCAAACCAAACAAATTAAACTACTCCAATGGCAGATCAAGCAAAGGACCAATGCAGATGTTGAATAAATGGAATCAGATTCTATGGGAAACTAAGACAGAGGTTGAGGCTCTTTTGGGCATGGAAGATAAGGGCTGGATTAACCTGTCTACGGTAGGTCAGATCATAACCGACCAGGAACGCAAGACCACCATCGCCAAGGCTCGCTACTATGCCATCAAAGACCCGCTGGGATGCCGGTCAGTTCACCTGATGACTGACTATGCCTTCGGCACCGGCATATCGTGGACGTGTGATGATGAGCCGGCACACGATATTATGTCGCTGTTCTGGGATGCGCAGCAGAACGCCGTTGTATTGTCACCCCGGGGGCAGCACAGGTCGAGCGAGAAACTACTGGTTGACGGAGAGATATTCTTTGCCCTATTCCTGGGTTCTGCGGGTGAGGCAACCATCCGGCGCATAGACCCGTTAGAGATAACTCAGATAATCAGCAACCCCGATGATGTTGACGATGTGCGGTACTACCTCCGTGAATGGACTAACCAGCAGGGTCAGGCTAAACAGGCATACTACAGGGCATTCGGCAATGAGAAGAATGAGGCAACGCTGGACAGCACGAACAGGTCTATCACAGCAACCGAAGAAGCCCTAGTCTATCATCTGGGTATAAATGACTTTGCAACACAGCGCGGGATTTCGTATCTCTATCCGGCTATTGGCTACATGGAGGCATACAGGGAATTCCTAAAAGCTCGCCTTGCTATTATGCTGGCGCTGTCTAAGTTCGCATGGCGCACTAAACTGCAAGGCACACAGTCCACAGTTAATGCTACAAAGGCGCAGATTGAGGCAGAGGAGGCCGGGGCCGGACAATGGCTGGTGGAGAACCTCAGTTCAGATACCCAGCCCATAAAAACAGAGACCGGAGCCACACAAGCGTATCAGGACGGGCGAATGCTTAAACTTCAGGTGTGCTCGGCTACGGGCTGGCCTGAGCAATACTATGGGGATATTTCAATAGGCAACCTTGCTACCGCCAAGACGGTAGAGTTACCCGTTATGAAGATGTGCCAGTCCTACCAGGCTATCTGGAGAGGCGCATTTATTGACATACTTGACAAGGTGCTAGAGCACGCGGGCATACCCGAGGAGAGGCGCTATGTAGACCTGGCATTCCCCTCTATTACACCCGCGGACGAAAGTGCCTTAGCGCAGAACATCTCATTGATTGCGGGAGTATTCCCCGAGTTCCTGTCTAGCCAGGACGTGATGCAGCAGGCGCTCTTGTCAATCGGGATAGATGACGTGAACGAGGTACTTGAGGACATAGAGGCGAATCCCAGGCCAGCACCCCCACCCAAGGTTATTATGATGCCTCCGGGAACACCCCCACAGCCAGAGGAATTAGCGAAACAGGAATCAATAGGGAAATTGTACTTAGCAGTTAAAGGGTTGAGGGCGGCGCTCTCACCCAGAGAATCTAATGATGGAGGCAATCATGCGGTGCGAGACCTGCAAGGGGAGAAAGATACTGGAAGACAGGGCGGGGCTAATCCAGATAAGGTGTCCGACCTGCAAGGGAAAGGGGGACATTGATACTGCAAGAGTTGAACCAGATAGTCCAGCTCCTGGAGTCGGAGATGCCAGCGTCCCTCAAAAACCCCGCAAATCAAAAAATAGAGGAAGGGCTAAAGCGGGAACTGCAAAGGTACTTTCGGGCACTCGATCAGGCGCTTGACTGGGGCACGCTGGAGAGGATATATTATAACAACGTCAAAATGGAGTAACTTGACATTAAGAGCCGCCTAATGATAACATTGGCAAATGAGCAGGGTAGACCTGGAGCAACTAACCAGAGAGATAAAACACCTACACAGAAGCCAGGTACTCTACAAGGTACTCAAAAGAGAATTATCCAGCCTGGGGTACTGGAAGAATAAGAAACGGGGAAACCCTGTCAAAGGCTATAGGGAGAAGGGGAAACTGAATGACTTTAGCAAGCGACCTTGACAACTTCCTAGCCCCTATCCTTGCCGCCTTCTCTGACAGTCTACAGGCACGGCTAAACGGCTATGTTGCCACGGCGTATCTTAGAGGCTCGGCGCAGATGGTACAATGGGGCAGGACTAAACTGACTAACAGGCCGATATTCTTCGAGGGCCCGCCCATACAAGAGGCTATTGACTACGCGACCAAACACTGCGCAACGCTGGTTACAGGGCTGAATGAGGAAACAAAGGCGCGGCTGGCAGAGGTTATTGGCAAGGCGATTGAGGAGAAGAGAGGCATAGACGGCTTGGCAAGAGACTTGAGGGCGGCATTCAAGTCAATGACAGGTGATGAGATAACACCCGGGCGCGCACGAATGATAGCCCGCACAGAGACTTGTGACGCCTTAGAGCAAGCCTTCCTTGACCGGGCTGACGATATGGGGATCACGGGCAAGGAATGGGTAACTTACGATCCTTGTGGGATATGCGAAGATAACGAGGCAGAGGGCATTGTGCCGATAGACCACATATTCTCAAGCGGGCATGGGAGACCGCCCGCTCATCCGTCGTGCAGGTGCGCCCTAGCGCCGGTGATGCTGAAAACTTAGCTGCCCTGCCACGAGTAGGGACAGTAACGAAGCCCGTGTAACAGCGGGCTTTTGCTATTTCAGGAGGTAACCATGCCATTGACGAAACCAGCGTCCGATGAGAAACAGGGAGACTTCATGCAGCGTTGCATGAGTGATTTGGCAACTGAGTTCCCGGACGAGAAGCAACGCACGGCAGTATGTTATTCCCGCTGGAACGAGTCCCTACAGGCGAAGTATGCCGGGATAATTCAAGAGGCGGGTAAACGGAACAAGGTCGAGGATAGCAGGGTCAAGGCTTTCGTTGTTGAGTGCGGCGCCTTGTTAGCCGATGGGACGCCCCAGGATGAGCAACTAGCGGCCTCCATGCAGGAAGCCGATGCAATACTCATGTGGCTCAAGGAACAAGCTGCTTACAAGACTGAGGACGGTGTGCGATATCCTGCCGAGGCTTTTGCCTATGTGCCTGACGCTTCGAAGCCCTCCGACTGGAAGTTACGCTTATGGGAAGACGCGGAAAAGAAAGTCACCCGTGCGCAGTTGGGGCGGGCGGCAGCGGCTCTATCACCCGGCGGATTCCGGGGGCAGAAGGTGGCTATAACCTCTGCCGACTTACCGGCCGTTAAGAGGAAGATAAGAACCGAGTATAGCAAACTCGGCATTGAAGATACGGAAATTCCAAAGTGGGTAATGGAGGCGAATATGCAAAGGACTGTAATAGCGGATTACATACCCTTAACCGAGGCGACCATTGGCAGTAAAGGCAATGCTCAGATCGTGGTTATCAAGCCCGGACTCAATACCAGCAAGGAGAGATATTACCCGGCTGAGATATTGGGTAGGGACTTCGGCGTATTTGAAAACGTAAAAATGTATGCCGACCACCCCAGCGAAGCCGATGAGAAGAACCGCCCCGAGAGGTCAGTACGGGACTGGGTAGCAACCCTCAAGAATGTTCATGTCGATAAGGCCGGGACTGTAATAGGAGAGGCGGTTGTGGTGGAGCCGTGGATGCAGGAAAGGCTTGCCACATTAAGGGATAAGGGAATGTTAGCTGACATTGGCGTATCAATCAATGCAATCGGCACAGCCTCGAAGGGTACTATCGATGGTGTCAAGACCAATGTAATTGAGAGAATAGTGAGGGCAAGGTCTGTTGACTTCGTGACCGAGGCCGGGGCCGGAGGCGGCGTGCGGCTATACGAGGCCGAGTCTACCCTGGATGTGGACTTGGTGAACCTGGACATCCTCAAGGAGCGGCGTGCCGACCTGGTAAAACTTATTGAAAGTGAAGTAGAGACAAAATATAAATTGGAGGTTAAAAGGCACATGGAGCAAGACGAAAAGGTTAAGGAACTCGAAACCAGCAATGCCACATTGACCACAGAGTTAAGCGAACTGAAGGGTAAGATCACCCTGGCAGAGAAGGCACAAAGAATAGCTGAAGCCAAGTCTGTAATCGACGAAGCCATAAGCAAATCTGAGTTGCCGGAAGCTGCCAAGAAAAGGATTGCCGAGAAGTTCGCAGGGGTTGAGGTTGCCGAGGGCATTACTGAGGCAATCAAGGCTGAGATCGACTATGTGAGCGCCTTGAAAGAAACAGGGAAGGTCAAGGGCATGGGTGCAACCAAGTCCGATCCCGACGCCGATAGGAAGGCGCTCAAAGAGTCATTCAAACGACTCGGGATGGATGACGCACAGGCTGAAACAGCAGTCAGGGGGAAGTAAATGAGCGCATTAAATCCCGGCCAATGGACAGTTTGCCACGCCCTGAAGTGTAAAGACCTAAGGGGTATGGAATGTGCTGGCGAGTGCCAGTACAAATCGGAAAGAGAGAAGCTAAAGGCCGTCAATGCTATGAGGCGTCAGGCTTTCGTGAACACGCAAGAGAAGCAGAACGCCCCACGCATAGCGCAAGAGAAGGCCAACTTTGAAGCCATGAAGGCTAAGAAGGGAGGACGCTCGTGACAAGAGGCGAATACGAGACTGATGAGGAGTATAATCCATACTACAACCACTACTCTGAAGATGGGCAAGAAGTGTCCTCAACTTTCGAAGGCCGCCACGTTCAACTAGCCGAAGCATGGCTCTATCATCGTGACCTGACCGGAGACGGCTTGGTTCAAAAGGGACAGCCGGTAGTATTCGCAGGCATGGCTGGAGTGGGGATTGCGTTAAAGACAGCAACTTCGCAGTATGACATTATCCCTATCGATACAGAGGGGATTTGGAGGCTGGAAGTCTGGGCGACCGACGACATCTATCCAGGCCAAGTATTGTGGATATGCGACGACGGCTCCGGGACTGACGGGATAGTCACAGACGACCCAATGGTCTCAGGTGGGCTGCCCGCAGTAATAGGCTACGCAATGGAGCCTTTCACATTCACGACTAACGGCGAGTTCAATACAGTCGTAATGGCTGTCAAAGTACATTGGATGTTCTGGTGGTGGTTTTGGGATGGAGCTTAATTAAAATTTAGGAGGTAAAAATGCCAGCATTTGGAGTATACCCAGTCGCAGACGCCTTAGCAGAAGGCGACGAGATTTCGTCTACTGGTGAGGGTAGACACGTCACTCTTCTAGAGAGTGAGTTAATTCACAAAGCGGGCAATGTCGGCGGGTTCGTCGACAAAGGCAATCCCGTAGTCTTTGACGTTACGGAAGGGCACGGAGTTGGAATAGCCTTTACATCTGCCGAGGCCGCAACCGACCTGGTAGCCATCGACACAGAGGGCATCTGGGTTGTAGATGTTGTCGCCGCCGATGATGGAGGCAATATCGCAGTAGGCGGCGGAGATGTGCTTTACATTAACAACGTAACCGCCGTAGTCAGTAAGATCGCTACCGGAGCTACTCAAGTCCCATTCGGGTATGCCCTGGGAATCATTGCTACCCCGGGCAACATAGAGAGAATCGCCGTCAAGGTGCATTGGTCTCCTGTTGACAACTGGATTAGAGACGACGAAGAGTTCTGGTTCGGCGATGGCCTAGATGTAAGCCTAGACTACGATTCGGCAACGGGGCAACTCATGTTGATTGCTCCAACTGTAACTCACGACACATCCGGACTCAAAATAGTCGCTACGCAAGTGGCTGGGCACAATGAGCAGGGTATCGCTTGGTACGCCGATGCTAACTACAGCGGCGTAATGACAGCCACATACCTGTATGGTTGCGGTTGTTGGATTAACCTTGACCCAACCTTCGATGGCGCGGCTGTGTATGGAGTTGTTGCCGCACAAGACAACGGCATATATGCCACGACACTGACAGAGTGTGCCACAACTGACTTGGTATATGGCATGAGGGCAGAGTGTATTACACAAGCCTCGGTTCATGGACTATACGCCTTCTCCATAAATGCTCCGGCGGCCACGACTGCTGCACACAGGGCTATCTTCTATTCCGATAACCCCGAATCATGTGGGCAGACCGTAACCAACCGGACAGTACAAGTCGGGTCACTCGCGATAGCGTACGTCAACGGTTCAGGGCACGATCATGTGTTCTATGTGAACCTATACGAAGCCTAGTAAATAAAAAGGAGGGGGAATGCGTAAGCTAAACTTAAAGGATTACACGGTTACAGGGAAAGTAAGGGGCGGCGATGGGCAACCTATTGACATTACTGCCCCTTATCGCGTCAAGGACTCGATTCTGAATCTATTGTTTCAACGTGAGCTGCAACTATCCGGTGCTGAGTTGGTCAAGCAGAATATGCTGGCTATGAAGCTGGAGAACTGCAAGGATGACGAAATCCTAGTAGAGGAGGATGAGTACCAGAGAATTAAGAAAGCCGTGGATACCTTTAAGGGGTTCAACCGGAACGATGTTGAACTTGTAACCCGTCTAATAGAGGCGGCAGTGGTGGAAGTGGAACCCAAAAAATAATACGGAGGTAACTTAAATGGAATTTATGAAACTCATGGAAGATTGGAATGGTTATACCACCCTATC